TTATCTTTGAAAAATGGAATTATCAGTCGTCTGCACGTTGGCTAATAAGAATTCTTCTAAAGCGGCACATTCAAAAGCCGAATCAAATGGAACCGCAATAGCTGCAATATATTTAGGTGACGTGCTCCAATAAGGGCTTCTAACCCGGCATTTCCCTTCACCATCATAACAAAAATAACTTCCAAGCCTTCTGCCAATGGCAACGGATGATTTACCTATATATAGCACATTGTCCTTATCGTCCATAATCAAATAGACTCCAGGCCTATCGGCATATGGGTAGCATTGGGGCCAGCAGTTTTCCATATTCTCTTTCCCAGGAAACAAATCATACTTGTTACTAACTGAAAAACGTGTAAGACTTGGGTGACGATACTTCTCTTCGTATAATCTCACTAATTTTAAAACCTCATCTAATTTTGCCATTCTTGGTTACTCTGTTTTTTAAATCATCGAATCCCTTTTGCCAAAAACACATATCTACAACTTTCATTGATGGATAGTGGTAGTGAAGTTTTTCAGAAATATATCTTTGGCATTGCTGTATTGTATCTTTATTGCTCTGAGAACAATCAATTATCCGCTTTAATAATTCTTCGTCAAACTGCTTGCCTTGACAATGAAATGCCCGCTTAAACAAGTCATCCAATGCAGGAACACAGCCAATGGTTCCCAACATGATTTTAGTAATCAGAGTATCTGTCGCAGCAAGGTTTAAGGATGAAGTCTTATTTTCCGGTTTATAATATGTGATTTTACTGTAGTAATCTTTGAGCGCATTGTACAACTTCATTATTTGAGAAACATCATCCATTGTAAACCATTCTTTTCGTAGGGAATGAAATTTCCTTATTATGTTTACGGCATCCATATGAATCGTATAATCTTTCCAAAGTATTCCACAACTACCTCTATACATTCCCCAACTCGCTAAATAAAAAGCAAGGTGAAGAGATAAATAGTCTACTGAATCTAAATTACCGAATGCCGTATAGCAATATTCCCATGATTTAAAGCGATGATTTGAGTCTTGAACCATATTACTCAAATATTTTTCAACGCTACTTTTTTCTATGTCTAAAATAGGAAATGTCATTTCTATATAGTTAATTGTTTGACTCAATAAATTCCTTCAACCGATACAATCTATCAATGGCCGGATTGTAGAAAGCATCCGGATAGTGCTGCTTAATATCGCAGATATTCGCATTAACATACATAGAGGTGTCAAAAATATGTTCTGCCTCACTTAGCATCACCTCCTTGGGTAACTGGGTTGTTTGTGCCCATTCGATTATTGCCTTGACGGATTCCTCGTCATAGGAATATTTACTTTCTTCTGCCATAATTGCTATTTATGTTTTTATGAATTAGCCTGCACAAATATAGATAATTGAAGCCAATTACAAATGATATAGAAGCCGAAGTTATAGGAAATATTGAGGCTTTGCATTAATTTTGTCACTACTTATAATTTTTTACACCATATGAGCCCAAAGAATGTATATGAATTAATCCAGGAAAGACTGGAAGTGATTTTTAAAGAGTTCGACAATATATACATTTCCTTTTCAGGTGGAAAGGATAGCGGAGTGTTGCTGAACCTATGTCTGGACTATATGCGTAGGAACCGGCTGAAGCGCAGGATTGGAGTGTTCCACATGGACTATGAGATACAGTACAGTATGACCATTGACTATGTGGACCGGGTATTGGAGGCAAACAAGGACATGCTGGACGTGTACCGTGTCTGCGTGCCTTTCCGTGTAACGACCTGTACCTCCATGTACCAGAACTACTGGCGTCCCTGGGACGAAGCAAAAAAGGAAGCATGGGTCAGAGAAATGCCGGAGGGCGCAATGACTGTAGACGATTTCCCTTTCTATAACCGCAGGATGTGGGACTATGAATTTCAGACAGAGTTTTCCCGTTGGCTCCATCAACGGAAAGCTGCACGGCGTACCTGCTGTCTGGTGGGCATACGTACCCAAGAAAGCTACAACCGTTGGCGCACAATCTATCGAGGTGTGAAAGAGCAATATAAGGATTACCAATGGAGCACGAAAATCGGTGAGGGTGTGTATAACCTATACCCACTGTTCGACTGGAAAACGGAGGATATATGGATTGCCAACGGCAAATTCCGATGGGATTACAATAAACTATACGACCTCTACTACCAAGCCGGGGTAAGCCTTGACCGGCAACGGGTGGCAAGTCCATTCATCAGTGAGGCCATTGAGAGCCTTGCCTTGTATAAAGTCATTGACCCCAATACTTGGGGACGGATGATAGGACGTGTAAACGGAGTCGGCTTTGCCGGACTTTACGGCAATACCCGTGCGGCAGGAAGGAGAGCGATACGTCTGCCGGATGGATATACCTGGAAGTCATTCATGGAATTCCTGCTTTCGACCCTGCCGGAACATACCAGGAGAAGATACCAGGCCAAGCTGGAAACCAGTATCAAATTTTGGAAGGAAAAGGGTGGAGTTCTCAGTGATGAAGTCATACAGAAGCTGAAAGACCGCAATATCCCCATCCAGGTAGGTGACAGCACCAACTATAGGACAGACAAGAAACCAGTACGAATGGACTACCTGGATGACATTGACATAGAAGAGTTCCGAGAAATTCCCACCTATAAGCGTATGTGTATATGTATCCTGCGTAACGACCATACCTGCAAGTATATGGGGTTCGCCCTAACCAAGGAGGAGAATGAAATGAAGAGCAATGCCTTGAAAAAATACAAGGATATTTTATAAATACTGCATTGTACAGTAAACATATAAAACTGCCCCGACTTTCGCAAGCCAGAGCAGTCCAATTTATAAATTTAAAGTCTTATGATGAAGATTGTCTGTTGCGCCAATGTTTTACTATCAGCATAACGACAATCAAAACGGTTACACAAACACAAGCAAAACCAATTTGTTTAAGCAAGGTGGATTCTTTTTTTTCTTTTATAGTTTCTGACCGTTTTTCCTCACGGGTATTGGAAATGGTTCTTTTATCAGCCTTGACACTCGTAGTATCGGCTACTACCGTCTGTCTATCCTCCTTCTTATTGAAATCACCTTCTACATGACCGTCAGCCAATAACGGAGATTTCCCGGTCAGGCTGTCGGGCGGTTTTCTTGTATCATAGATACGGAAATCAATCACATAGTTACCATTAGCGGTAATGAGTTCGCTCAAAGAGGTACTTGCCCCATGTACGATATCGACCGATTCACTCGTGCTGTCCTTTCTGATTACTTCTGCATCGGACTTGACAGTTTTATGAGAGCTGCCACATGATAACAATAGGAACAGACACATGAAAGGAGCCAGCAATATATGCCGGCTTACCCAGTTCATAACCTTAGCCAACATAGGCAATGTCATTTATACGGTTCATCCAGCCTCTCTTGAATTTATTGTTAGCCGGACGTTTCCTGCATATATCCTCAATGAAGTCGAACCGTGCAATCTTAATCATGTCGAACAACTCACGCGGGTTCCTGGCATTCACCGCAGCAAGTGTCTTAGGTCCAACAATGCCATCTACAGAAACACCAAGCAAGCGTTGAGGTATCTTTATTCCGTGTGCACCGGATGCCCACACCCAATCGACAAGGATATTAGCAACTGATTGCGATTTAATATCGTCAGCTTTCCATCTGTCCCAATAATGCGGCTTGAGCACCCGGTTAACGACATCCTCACGGGTAAGCAAACGCAGGTCATCCACGTCTATATCACCGTCACCGTCCTTGTCATAGCCGCATGATTTCCACGTGCCGATAGTCACACCCATATTCGTAGCCCCTCCCAAATCGTCAGGGTCATTTACAAAACCGCCTTCCCACTTTAGGATAAACGGCGCTAATTTATACACATTCGCCATTCTTATTTTCCTCCTTGATTTTTGGTTTTACATAAAAATACAATATATTTG